TAGGCGGTGGTCGGGATCGGCGCCGTCGCGGTAAAGCCCACGGCGTCGGCGACAACAGCTGTGATGGCGACAAGCGTCTTCGCCGCGTCGTAGAGCGAGATGATCGGCGCCCGCGTGAACGGTGGATCGAACACCCCCGTGATCACGGCCGAGCCGTCCGATATCACCTCGCCGGTCCTGGCCGAGCCCGCGTTGCCGGTCGCCTGCCGGTCGGCGAGCGCCTGGAACCACTGCGCCCAGACCGGCCTGATGATGCCGGCCTCATCCAGCATCGGCTCCTGCACGGGCGGCTCCAGCCGCGTCGGCGATGTCATGGTCGCGGACATCAATGCGCTCCCTCGGCTTCAGGCCCACGCTTCCGGCTTTTTTGCGCCGCGCTCAGTGCTGCCCGATGCGCTTCCGTGAAAGGTGGTAGCTTGCGGCCGGTCAACGTGGCACTGATCTTCGCTCGCGATTCCGCTGACAAGGGGGTGCGTGGCTTTTTGGCCCTACTGAACTCCCGGCGAGGCTCGCCGGCCCTCGCCCATTCTCCAAACCGTGCCTCGGCCGCTTCCAGATAGGCTTGATGGGCGTCCTCAGCAGTAGCGAAGTACCCGAGAGTCTCTCTGACGCCATTTGATACTATACGCGCCCCGTAATTGCTGCATCCCTTTCCAAGAGTTACGCCTTTTGGCAATGACTTTCCTTTATTCGGCGCCCTGTTTTTTGCGTTCAGAACGCGTGTGGACGCGCGCAGATTCACAAGGCGGTTATCTGAAGAGTCGCCATTAACATGGTCGATTTCCGGCGGCTCTGTCCCATGTGTCCATTTCCAGATAACGCGGTGATATTCCAGCGACCTGTGGTCAACCATTACCTTCCAGCTCCGGCCGCACAAAGCCCCGGCTTTCTTGCCTGCGAACCGGCCATTAAAGCCGGGGTCTATATTGTCACGACGCCGCCAGATAAGTAATCCAGTGACTGGATCATAATCGAACAGTTCTTTCAGTTGCTCTTGCGATGGCAAAGGTCGAGGTGCTGCCATTTAATTTGCCCCTGGGGATATATCCGCGCTCATAGCATATAGTCTGCAAAGTCCGTGAACCGTAATCCTGAAGCACCGCTCGCGAAACGAGCCGAGGCGCGTGGTGAACACCCGATGGCGATAATCGCCGGAGACGCCGGCCGACATGGTGCGCCCCGCGTTCCAGGAGCGCCCGCCGTCGTCGGACCACTGGAGGAGCACCGGTCCCGGCGTTTGCGCGCCGCCGACCTCCATCTCCACCTCCACCCGGCTGCAAAACGCGCGGGCACCCCGGACGCTGCTGACGACCAGCGGCGGCAACGTCGCCTGCCGGATGACCGCCACGCCCGCGTCGTTCGCGGCCATCGCCAGCGTGTAGAGCTGCCCGGAGGCGCGGTCCCCGAACAAATGGAGCGAGTTGTTGTCGGTGGCGGCGGTGTTCGCCCGCCACGGGCCGGAGCCGTTCGTGCTGGTCGATCGTTCGTGCCATACGCCGGTCCCGATGTCGTAAACGAGCGTCCGGGCGTCCGCCGTCGTCAGGCAATAGAAAATGTGCCCGCGATAAGAATGCGTCAGCCCGACGAGGCCGATCGACTGCACGCCCACAATCGCCTCGATCGCGTGCGTGGAAACCCGTTTCGGCGTGTAACCGTTCGCTCGGTAGACAATGCCGTCGAGCCCCAGCCACCACACCGAACTGTCGGCCCGGCAGACCGATTGCGGCGAGCCGGTGCCACCATTGATCACCCCGCCGATCACGCGCCGGAACGGAAAATCCGCGTTGCCGCTGTCATACCAGACCTCGAAACCGTTTTCGCCGATGGTCCAGACCTGACCGCGATGCGCGATCACCCGGCGGATGATATTCGGGGTCGCATCGGAAAATACGAAGTCCAGAGCGTCGAAGTCGGAAGGGTTGAGCAGCCGCGAGATGAACCACTTCGCCGTGTCGCCCGTTGAGGAAAACGCGAAATATCCGTCAACGTAACAAACCGATGACGCGCCGGGGAAGTCGGGGTCGGTGATCTGGTTCAGCGGATCGCCGGGGAAGTGCCCGCACGTCCAGGCATTGGGCGCCACGCAGACCACGGCCGCCGTTGGTCCCGCCGCGATCGTCGGGAAGCTGTTCCAGGGCGACGAGCCGGCGTTGGCGGTGCCGACGTCCCCGAGCATCTCCACGGCCGGTGCGCCGCCCGGAAACCGCACGCGGTAGAACTTTGTTCCGCTGACAACATAAATAACGCCGACCATGTCGTCGTTCATCGCCAGGATCGGTCCGTCGCCGACCACGAGATAGGGCACCAGTGCCGGCGTCGAGACCAGCGCGGCGGCGGTGAGCGCGTCGGCCGGCTGCTGCTCACTCATTAAATTAATCAACCGTTTCGCGACTAAAGGCAGGCTTGGATGTTCATAACTCTCCAGCGGGAACGGAATGCGCTGCATCCCGGTCTTGGGCTTGAGCGCCTGCTGTAGCGCCTGGAGCGTGGCGGAGTCGGACATCTGGTCAGCGCCACTCCATCATGACGCCAGAGACATCCACCACGACGCCGGCCGTAGCGGTCACCTGAACAGTGCCCAGTTCGCCGCCGGGACCGGTGACGAAATCGAGCCACCCTGAATCAAGCAGATGCAAGCCCGCACTGCCCGCCGATACGCCGGAGATCGTGATGGCCGGAAAGCCGGAGATCCCGAACGCCATGGTGCCGCCGGGCTGCGGCGTCGTGACGTTGGCGGACCCGATGATGCGGCCCTGAAGCGCGCCGTGCTCGATCGGATCGAATGCGTTGGTGACGCCAACGTTCTGCGTGCCACCGGTCGCGGTGACCGATTGCGGCGCTGTGAACGGTTGCCAGTAACCGTCGTTCTCGGAGCGCACCAGTCCAGGCCCCGAAAAGAACCGGCCGCCACCGGCATCCCTGACCAGCGTGATGACGCCAATCGTGAGCGTCGCATTCGCGGATATCTGGATGCCGGCAAGTCCGGGGGCATTCCCCGAATACCCCAGGCACTCCAGGTTATCGATCGTTATCCTGCCCCCTCCGCCGTTGCCAATCGTCATCAGGCCGCCGCCGGCGGCGGGGATGCGGAGGTTGCTGAACGCGACATCGACGTTATCCGAGTTCAAACCAAACAATTCGGCCGAGGCCCCGTCGGCTGATTGCGCGAGCGTATTGTTGAACTGCCCCGTCAGGGTCGTGCTGGTGGAGGCGCACGCCATGCCGGTGTCCACGAGATTGAACGAGACATTGGTGAGTTGGCCATTGAACAGGCTATGCGTCGTGCCAAGGCACGTTCCATCCGTGAACAAGAACCCATCTTTTGCCTGGAAAACCTCGAAGCCGTTGACCACGGCATTGTCTGTATAGTGGCAGTCCCATCCAACCAGATTGGCGAGATTATGGTTCACCACGGACGCGGTCGTATCATACCAGAGGTTTCTGACTTTCATGTTTTCAACGCAAATTGTGTCATTCACGTTGATTGTCCTCAATCCGTAAAAAAACACCGAAAGTAGAACGTCTCTTATGGTGACGCCGGTTCCTCCGCCGGAGCCCGTGGTATAATCCAGCCATATGCCAGCCGTTCCGCCGATCACCATGATGCGGCTGATGGAATTAAGGTCTCCGCTGCCCGTGCCTGGCACATAAATCGTCACGGGATAATTCGTTGGACTGAACGAACCGTTGGGGATCGGGTGGGCGTAAATGAAGTTCACGCCGTCGATGGAAGCGCCGTGACCCTGCAAGACCACCGCTGGTTTTGTGGTATCCGTGCTTTGAAGCCACGACCCCCGAGCCGCCCATTGCGCGATGGTCGCGGTCGTGCCCGCGAAGTTGCGCGTTCCGGCTCCCGCCAGCATGACGCCGGCGGCGACCGACAACCCGGTGCCGATCAGATAGGCGTGCCCGGTTGGGGTCAGGTAGACGACTCCGCCCCCAGCGGTGGCCGCCGCGTCCAGAGTCTGCTGGATCGACAGCGCGTCATCGGTGACACCGTCGCCCTTCGCGCCATATTGCAACGGCGAGAACGCGATCTGCCGGTCTCCGGCGAGGCGCAAGGCGACCTCGTCACCGAGCGCGTAAGTCCGCAGCGCCAGCGCGCTGAACCGCCCCGACCCTGCTCGCTCGCCAACAACCGAGGAGGTGTCGCTCACCGGGCCCAGATCCGGCATGTCGAAGATGCGGATGCCGGGGAACGTGCCTGTCGTGACGCTCATGTGGTTCCCCTTATTCCGCCGCTGGTTGCTCGTCGCGCGGCACCAGAGAAAGTCGTTGCTGCTGGATACATTGGTTTTGGATCTCGCTGATGAGAGGCGCGCTGACACGGTAGGGCGCGTCGGACAGGATATGCATGATCGCCTCCCACTGCTGGGCCTGAAGCGTCACCGGGATTTTGTCGGTTGGCGTCATGCGCTGGTGCTGTCCGTGATCATGCCATAATTTTTCAGCGCCAGGATCAGCGAGGCGAGAGCCGCGTTGCTCCCCTTCGCCCCGCTCACGACCGGTTTGCTCGCCACGGCGGACGCGGCGGTGCCCCACA